TACTAAAATAGGAGTGTGTCCATATTCTCCTCGGTAATGATCTCTCATATAGTCATGTATCCAAGCTAGATGTTGATGATCATCTATCTTTACATAATTGTAATCAGCATACCAATCTTCATCATCTAAACGTTTTTCTAAAACGTGATTACGAATTGCGTTTGCTATTAAATTTTTTTTATCTACTTTAAGAAGATCAGAGACTTTATGTGTAATAACGAACTGTTCAGATAGAACTTTCTTACTAAACATTAATTATAAGGCAACCCAAGCTGAAGCACTAGCATCCCAACGGAAATTTCCTGTTGGAGTTTCTAAGTCTGTAGCAACCCAACGAGTGTTAGTTTCATCCCAAGAAATTTCGTATTTCTTTGCAGGATCACCATATTCAATCACACTTGGATAAGCTACAGGAGCTTCCCAAAGACATGTAGTTTCATTGACGACCCATGATGCATATGGTTTTGGAGGAATAAATGCATCACGGTCCTCATCATAAGTGTAACCTATTCCCGCATAATTTTTGCGAAAAGGAGTTCCACCTAAAGAGTGAACATTAGCTTGTGTATTGTAAGATGTTTTTTTCCATAAAGGCCATCCGTGTATATTTTCTAAAAACTGTATTCCAACAGTTTCATCCTCAATATTATCAGCGTTTTTACAGTCTGCATCTGCAACGACTTCTACACCAATAACTTTTGAATTAATTCCTAATTTTGCGAAATGTGCCATATCTATCTCCTTATACTATATTAAAAATCTTTTTTGTTAAACATTAATTTTGGTATTTGTATCTTATAATTACAATGCCTGATCCGCCAGCACCAGATGGTTGACCACCTGATCTTGAAGCACCACCGCCGCCGCCAGTGTTTGCTGTACCTGCAACGCCTACTGAACTAGGATTAGGCGCACCTGCACCACCTCCGCCAGCACCACCACTTGCAGCGTATGTTCCACCACCGCCACCTGAATAAGTGACATTCGAACCATTAATTTCATTTGGTGAACCTGCACCGCCAGCACCGCCTAAACCGCCTGTTCCATCTGGTCCATTACCACCAGTTCCATTAGCGCCAATAGCATTGTGGCCTCCGCCACCACCGCCACCACCGTAGTCGTTTGGTCCTGTGCCTGATCTTTTTGTTCCTAAACCACCATTACTGCCTTGAGGAGGACTTACGGGAGGTGTATTACCTGCACCGCCTGTTCCAGGAGTGGTGTTACTGTCTCTTGGATTTTCTAATACTCCACCGCCACCACCACTGCCTCCACTTATACCTACATTAAGATTGTTTGAAGGTCCAGGATCATAAGTTCCGCCACCGCCACCTCCAGCAGATGTAATTGTACTAAAAACAGCATTTACTCCAGGATTACCTCTTCCGTAATCAGGACCTGTTTGTGAAGCACCACCAGCACCAACTGTTATAGGATATGCTTGTACTGAAACTGATAAACCACCTGTCGCTGGAGAAGGATAGTTTGTTCTAAAACCACCTGCACCTCCGCCACCTCCAAAGTTTCCTCCTGAAGCACCGCCAGCAACCACTAAATAATTTACTGAATTAGATCCAGAAGCAGCACCTGCATTTGTAACAGTAAAAGTACCTGAACCTGTAAATGTATGAATTTTAAAATCACCAGAAGTTGTTATTGTACCACCTGTTGCTTGAACATAAGGAGGGCCTAAATCTTGCACATTAGACTCTTGTACATATAACCAACCTTTGGTAGAATCTACATATACAAGAACAACACTTGCTCTAGCAGTTGATATAACTGAGTCAGTAGCAGCTCCTTGAATGTTAGAACTGTTTCGTCCTACTGTTAAAGCATTAGTTCCAAACGTTGCTGCGTAATCTTTAAATGCTACAATAGCACCTGCACTAGGACTTGCAGGTAGAGTTGCTGTAACAGCTCCACTTGTTGTGTTTATAAAATATCCTTCAGCAGATACTGCTGTAAAGTCTCCTGTTTTAACAGTTGATTGCCAATCAATACCTTGTGTTACTAATGTTGTAACATCAACAAAACCTAAGTTACCTGAACCATCTGTTTTAAGTACATTATTAGCACTACCATCAGCATCAGGTAGTATAAACGTTTGATCAGAAGAAACCGTTCCTGGTGCTTTTAAACCTATATAATTTGAGTTATCTGAATCAAATAACTTTACTTCGCCTTGACTATTAATTTTTATTTCAGACATAAATGTTTTTTACCATATTAATTTTGATACTTGTAGCGAATAATAACAATACCTGAACCACCAGAACCGCCACTACCTTGATTGGGAGATTGTGAAGAATCATAAACTCCACCACCACCGCCTCCACCAGTGTTAGCTGTTCCTGCAACACCTGGATTTGCTCCACCAGAAAATACATTACCTCCTGGACCGCCACCACCTGAGCCGCCATCTCCTGATCTAAAATCAGGACTTGGATCATAGTGTTGACCACCGCCACCGCCTCCACCAGAACGTGTAACATTTGAACCATTTATTGTAGAAGGTAAACCATCACCTCCATCTGCACCTTGACTGGTAGGAATACCATCGCCACCATTTTCTCCTACTGCACTAGCACCGCCACCTCCAGCACCTTTGTAAGGTGAAGATGGAGTGCCTGGAGGACAACTTCCTCCATTATTACCTTGAGGAGGACTTACTGGTGGACTGTTACCAGTTCCCCCCGTCGTTGGACCAAATCTACCTGCTGAACCGCCACCAGAACCACCAGGTCCACCATTTTCATCAGGGGGACCATGTGCTGCTCCAAAACCACCGCCACCAGAAGTTACAGTGCTAAAAACTGAGTCTGCACCCTTGTTACCTGTTACAGTTGTTCCTGCTCCACCAGCGCCTACAGTAATAGGGTACGCTTGAACTGATACAGGTAAACCTCCAGTTGCAGGATTAGGAAAAGATTGTCTAAAACCTCCAGCTCCACCTCCGCCACCATAAGATGCACCAGCTCCGCCACCACCTGCAACAACTAAATAATCTACTGAATTAGATCCTGAAGATAAACCAGCACTTGTTACGGTAAAAGTTCCAGAAGACGTAAAGGTATGAATTTTAAAATCACCTGACGTTGTAATTGTACCACCTGTTGCTTCCACATAAGGAGGTCTTAAATCACCAACATTATTTTCTACTGTATATAACCAACCTTTTGTTGCGTCTACGTAAACAAGAACAACAGAAGCACGATTAGTTGTTAAATCTGAATTAAGTGCTTGTCCTTGAATGTTTGAACCATTTCTATCTATTGTTAATTTATTTGTTGCAAATGTACCTGCATAATCTTTTAAAGCTACATAATCACCAACACTAGGGCTAGCAGGTAAAGTCATTGTTGTAGCTCCTGCTGTTGTATTAATAAAATATCCTGTGCCAGCAACTAAAGTAATATTATTATATTGAGGTGTAGTGTTCCAATTTACAACTGCTGAAGAAGGAAATGTACCTAAAGTATTTGGATCGGAAAAAGATAAGGTGCCTGAAGCATTTGTTGTAATAATAGTATTTGCTGAACCATCAGCATTAGGAACAATAAAGTCTTGATCTGCTGCAACAGTAGAAGGACTTTGTAAAGATACTTCGTTAGAATTATCTGAATCTTTTAGTGTAAGTTTTCCTTGATCACGAATTCGTACATTTGCCATATCATTAGTTTTGGTATTGATAACGTATGACTACAACACCTGATCCACCATTCCCACCATTTTGTTCGTAAGGTTTACCACCGCCGCCTCCGCCGCCAGTGTTAGTTGTTGCATTAGCACCAGCACTACCAGAATTACCTGCTCCGCCACCGCCAGCACCGCCAGCACCTTGAGATCCACCGCCAGTTCCTCCGCCGCCACCAGATCTTGCTACTGGACTTCCTGTAATATGTGAAGTTGCACCAGCACCTCCAGCACCTCCAGTTGTAGGATCGGATGTAGAAGGTAAAGCTGAACCACCTGCCGCTGTAGCACCGCCACCGCCGCCTGTTCCTTGATCATTTGATTTTGAACCATCCCCACCAGGATTACCTTGAGGAGGGCTAACTGGGGGAGTGTTACCTGCCGCCCCGTTTGGATAAGAAGCAACGTCAGCTTGACCTCCACCGCCACCAGATCCACCAGCAATTCCAAGTTGTACGGGTCCATCATGTGATCCACCTGCGCCGCCGCCTGCTGAAGATATAGAAGAAAAAGTCGAAGTACCTCCATTGGCTCCTCGTGCATTTGAGCCACCAGTGTTACCACCACCACCTGCGCCTACTGTAATGGGGTATCCTGTTGCTGAAACTGTTAGACCACCTGAAGCTGCAGGAGGGCCTGCTGTATACGGATCTCCTGAAACTTTACTTTCTCTGTATCCTCCAGCGCCACCTCCACCACCATTTGAGCCACCGCCAGCTCCACCAGCTACAACAACATAGGAGACTGTATCACCTCCTCCTGAAGCGTTACCGAGTGAACTTACCGTAAAAGTTCCTGAAGATGTAAATGTATGTATTTTAAAGTTACCAGAAGTTGTTTCAGTTCCTCCAGAAGCTGAAATAAAAGTAGCTTGTGCACCACCTTGGTCAGCAACTGATGTGACTACCCAACCTTGAGTTGAGTCAACATAAATAATTTGTACTGCCTCTCTATCTCTACTTAATGTAACATCAATTGTAGAGCCTTGTATTTTTTCTGAACCATCTGCTGACACAGTACAATTATTTGTATCCCATGTGCCTGCGTAATCTAATAAAGCTATTTGTGCTCCTGCACTTCCTGCTGGAAGATTAACTGTAATAGCTCCTCCAGTAGTATTAACAAAATATCCTTTGCCTGCTACAGCAGTAAAAGTAGAAGTTTTTATATCACCTGTCTGCCAATCAACAGCGCCAAAACCATCAGCCGTTCCATTATTTTGTAATGTTACGCCAGACGGCACCGTAAAGGTATCACCTGAATCCCCTAGAGTGAAAGAGGTTCCCGACGCTGGAGATATTTTATTAACTTTAATTTCTGAAGCCATTATATTATTACCAAGTTACCTGTTATTGTTTGCGTACCTGTAACTGTTACAGGTCCTGCTAAAACTCCTGAATCTATTGTTTGATCATCACTTAAAGTAGAACTATGTGTTGTTACATATGCCGTTGCATCCATGCTAGGAGAAGGTGCACGTTTTGCTGGATATGTACAAAATACATCTTTTGTACCTGCTGAAAAATTTACAGCAGCATCACCATTTGTACTTTCAAGTATTGTTGTTCTAGATAACGTATCAGGTGTTGCATCAGTTACTGTGCCAATACCAATTTCATACTCTGTGCCAGATTGAGCGACAATAGCATAATACGTTGTATTGGTAGTACCAATCCCCGCAACAAAAGTTTGAAATCCACCACTTGCTCCCGCAAGGTTTATTGTTCCAGTTCCTGTTGTTGTCGTGGTTTCCTTAACACGATCATTGATAATCAATGCCATGTTAAATCCTTACGATAATCTCAGTATAGCTGTACTTGTGCCTGGTGCTGGAAATTGAACAGTAAATGTACCGTTGGTTGCTGTAAAGTCAGAACCAAAAGCTAAAATACAAACTGCATCCGTTGTTCCCGAACCGCCATCAGTAGTTGTGTTGTAAATCATTGCTCCATTAGCTGTAAAACTTGCAGATGTCCACTGAGGGTCATTTGAAAAATCTACATATGCTGTTGTTGCTGAATCACTGCCTGTAACTGATTGACCAGTTAAAGTTTCACCGCCTGCTGTGTAAGCAGAACCAGATGTGTTTGTTATTTCATTTGTTGTTGAATAGTCTTCAGTACCTGCTCCTAAACTTGCACTTGATGTAAACAATGCAATTTTAAAAACACTACCACCACTTGCAAAATCATGAAATCCTTTTAACAGATCTCTTTTAAATGTATTGCAAACTGCTTGTGTTATTGCCATTTTTTTTCTCCTATGGTTGTTGTGAAGGCAAAGGTAAACGAATAACACCGTCTTGGTATTCATCTCTTCGTCTTCTTCCTTGTTGTTCTATTGCAAGTCTTTGTACAGCTTCTTGATAGCTTTTTTCATATTGTGCAAGTAAGTCATATGGTCCTTTGAGATATTTAAAAGCCTCAATAAGACAAGCATACAACAATACTTGTGGCGCATTTGTACTAACCCAACTTGTTGTGTTAGTTGCGGAAAGCCCTGTTTCATTACGATTCAAAGCTAATTCTATATTATATGCTACATCGGGAGTTGGAGCAACATATAATGTGTTTTGATCCCACATAGCATAATATCTTGGTTTGCCTTGAGATGTTCTGTTTGGCCAATATTCAGTCATATAACTAATATCTTTTTGTAATAAGTAACTTCTGACGTTAGCGTCTGTTCCTGTAGTTGGGTATATGGATGCGGTACGAACAAAAGCCATTGTGCTTGGCGTTGCTCCTGGTAATACAATAAATTCATTTCCTACACTTAAAGTAGTAAATTGATAAGATCTAAAACAATCTAAATCTACTTCTCTAAATATACGAAGTTCCGCTTGAGAAATAAAATCATTAACCACCGTATCTGTTAAAACATCAGAAGATGTTTCAGTATAATTTCTAATTTGTGTTTGTAATTCTGAAAAAGTTGTCATGATATTACCACCGTTGCTACACCTAATTGTGTATTCATTATAGTATCTTGATTAGCTTGTGAACTACCATTTAAAGGTTGCATTGTTCTAACTTGAACTGTTTCTAAAGCTCCTGGTGCAGGTATAGGATTAAATTGTTGTATAGTTTGTAAAACAGTTTGAAAACTATTAGCTCCAATTGCAGGAGAAACACCATTAGAACCTCCTTGACTCATAGTAGTTGAAGTAGGTTCATCATTTATGTAAATACCACCAAGAGGTATAGTAACACTAACAACTTGACCTTTTGAATGTTCTAAAGCTTCATAATCAACAGGATGATTTCTTGGATCTAATAAAGGTGATTTAGGTTCATATTCAGATTGATGAACCCACATGCCTGTCCATTCTTGTACCATTTCGTTGTAAGGATA